CGATCCTGTGGACAGAATATGTTTTCTGTTTAAGTCTATCGTCGTCCTCCAAATCCTCAACAGTGCTATAGCGTTAGGAATCCTATTGAATGTTATCTGACCGCGAGAAGTTAGTCGCGCAGGTCCTCGCCGATCCCGAAGCAGCGCAACTAGCACTCGACAAAGCTGATTCCGAGGACAAGCTGCTCGAATTTATCGCCGCTCACTGGAATATCCTGGAGCCGGGGCGTCCGTTTGCGCGCGGCTGGCCGGTCGAGGCCATCTGCGACCACCTGGAAGCCGTCACCAATGGTGATATCCTCCGACTGCTAATCAACGTGCCGCCCGGTTTCATGAAGTCGCTTACGACGAATGTGTTTTGGCCCGCATGGGAGTGGGGGCCTAAGAACAATCCGTCCTACCGCTACGTCACGGCGGCGTACTCCGAAGAACTGACCTTCCGTGACAATCGCAAGTTCATGCAGCTATGCAATTCAGCACAATACAAAGCGAATTGGGGAGACCGCTTCCTGATCGAGAAGTCGGGCGAGGGTCTTTGCACCAATGACAAGACCGGGTTCTCCCGTGCAACGTCCGTGGCTGGCGTCGGCACCGGAGAACGTGGCGACCGCTTCAAGGTTGACGATCCGCATAACATCAAGGACACGGAGTCGGACGCCAAGAGGGAGTCCACGCTGCTATGGTTCGCTGAGTCGGTGCCTACCCGAATCAATGACCCGGCCAAGTCGGCCATCATCACCATCATGCAGCGCGTGCATGAGCATGACGTGTCCGGCCTAATCATCTCCAAGGAATTAGGCTTCACGCATCTCTGCATCCCGATGGAGTTTGAGCCCGAACGCAAATGCTTCACCGAGGTCAAGGGTGTCCCCTTCTTTGAGGACCCCCGCATCGTGGACGGCGAGCTTGCATGGCCGCAACGATACACGCGTGAGTTTCTTGAAGGCACGCTCAAGCCGATGATGATGAGTCAGGGCGGCGACTTCTCGGTGGCGTCACAGCTTCAACAGCGCCCGCAGCCTCGCGGCGGTCTCATGTTCAAGAAGCCGTGGTTCGAGGACAAGATCGTATCTGGCATCCCGGAGCCCGTGTCGAAGCGCGTAAGGGCGTGGGACTTGGCGGGGTCCAAGACTAAGCGTTCACCGCGCTCGGCCTCCGTGCGCCTCGCGCGGGGTAAAAGCGGGGCTATCTACGTTGAACATTGCCACGCCTTCCGGGGATCACCCCTGGAGGTCGAGCAGCGGGTCAGGGCGTTGTCGCAAGCTGACCGGGACGCCGGACTATCGGTCCAGGTGGTACTTCCACAGGACCCGGCACAGGCTGGCAAGAGCCAGAAAATCCAATATGCGCGTGGTCCGCTGGCTGGTTTCGACTTCAAGTTCGTCCGGGAAAGCGCAGAAGGGGACAAGGCGTCTCGCGCCAGACCCTTTGCCGCACAGTGCGAATTGGGTAACGTCTTTGTTGTAAAGGGTGACTGGAACGATGACTTTCTCAACGAATTGTTCACCTTTCCGACCGGGCGGTACAAGGACCGGGTTGACGCAACGAGCCTCGCTTACCTATCGTTAGTCGATCAACCCGTTCAAAGCGCGCCCGCGCCGGGGGAATTGATCTTGCCGCAAGCAGACCCGGAAGATGCCGGGTATTAGGGGGACAACATGAATCTTCTACAGCGCCTCTTTGGTGAGAAGGCAGCTAGGCTCCCCAAGGACCTTACTTCGTCCATTGGCGTCGGCGGCGCGGTTGTCACTGGCGGGTATCTGCAAAGCGCCGAATCCGATTCACGTCTGACCGGCGAACGGAAGTATCGTACCTACAGCGAAATCATGACGAACACGAGTATCGTAGCGGCTGGCACGCGGTACTTCCTCAATCTCGTCTCCAAGTCTCGCTGGAAAGTGGAGCCCGCCGACGATTCAGAGAAGGCGGAAAAGCTCGCGGCATTTGTCGAGGAAGCGATGCACGATATGCACACGCCCTGGCATCGTGCCGTGCGCCGCGCCGCCATGTACCGCTTCTACGGTTTCAGTGTCCAGGAGTGGACGGCCAAGCGCCGGGATGACGGCAAGATCGGTTTCGCTGACGTAGACACGCGGCCTCAAGCGACCATCACTCGTTGGATCACCGACCCGACCGGGACCGTCGAGGGTTGCATTCAGAAGAACCCGACGAACGACCAGGAGATTCTTCTGCCGCGTGAGAAGCTGATCTACATTGTGGACGATACCCTCTCCGACACGCCGGAAGGTCTCGGCGTCTTTCGCCATCTGGCGGAACCTGCGGGCCGCATGAAAGAATACCTGCGCCTGGAGGGCTTCGGCTTTGAAAGCGATCTTCACGGCACCCCGGTTGCACGCGCACCGTTCTCGGCGCTTGCCGCGATGAAGGAGCGTGGGGTTATCACCGAGACGCAGCGGCTCGCGCTCATTCAGCCGCTTCGCGACTTCGTGACAAGCCATCTTAAATCCCCGTCGCTCGGCCTCATGCTCGACTCCGAAATGTATAGGTCCATTGATGACTCACAGACGGTCTCCGCATCGCCGCAGTGGGATATGGACGTGTTGCGCGTCGGCCTCGGCGGCAGCTTGCAGCATGTCGGCCACGCCATTGATCGTGTCAATCACGACATGGCTCGTATCCTCGGCGTTGAGCATCTGCTTATGGGCGGCAATGACCGCGGCTCCTACGCCATGTCGAAAGACAAGACGGCGAACTTCTATCTGGTCGTGGACGCGGCCATTCAAGAGATTACGCAAGCCTACGAGACGGATTGGCTCAAGGTCATGTGGAAGCTGAACGGCTTTCCCGACAAGCTGCGTCCGTCCTTCAAGCCGGAAACCCTCAAGTTCAGTGACGTGGACCAGATTGCACAGGCGCTTCGTGATATGGCGATTGCCGGTGCGGTCATCACTCCCGGCGATCCCGCAGTTGATGACGTGCGTGAAATCCTCGGCATCAGCCGTGTGCCCGAAAGCTACGTCGAGGATCAGACGGAGTTTACGGAAGCCACCACGCCGGTCTATGATAACCAGCAACAGGACGGCAACGATAATGCTGACACGGATAAACCGGAGAATGCCCCCGACGCAGCCAAGCCGGAAGTGTCGGCGGAAGCTAAAAAGGCTATCACCGAGATCGCGAATTTGCTCGTGACCGCTGTGAAGGAGGGTAAGCTATGACGGTCACCGTAACAGTTTGGCCCGACGCTGCTGCGAACAGCTACACGGACGTTGCGACGGCTGACACCTATTTCGAGGTTCGCCTTGGCGCGGCCTCGTGGACCGCTGCTACGACTGACCAAAAGGGGCAAGCCCTTATCTCGGCCACGCGTATGATCGACCGCCAAATGTGGCAAGGCGCTGTGTACGATGCCGCAACGCCGCAGCCGCTACAGTGGCCGCGTACAGGCGTTGTCGATAAGTACGGCACCGCAGTCGCCACGACTACGCTGCCGGGGGACCTAGTTCTAGGTTGCATGGAGCTTGCGCTTGCGCTGCTTGAAGATGAAAGCAATCAGGACGCATACGAGGGCGGCTCAAACGTCAGGCGCGTGAAGGCGGGGTCGGTCGAGGTTGAGCTGTTCCGTCCGACGCTCGGACTGCAAGGACGCTTCACCACCATCGTCACCGAATTGCTCGGGCAGTTCATGGCATCTCCGTGGACCGAAGCCTCGTTTTCTAGCGGTCAGTTGGATTCCGATGGATGCGACCGCGAAAGCTACTTTGACGAGGATGCCAACACTTACCTCTATGATGATTGGATTCCATAATGCCCAACCTGTTCGGCGTAGATATCGCCTCGCTCGTTGGGCAATACATCGGGCCGGGCCTAGTGGACTGCACGCTGCATACGATTGCGTGGGGCGCGCGTGACGTAGGCGATCCCGGTCTCGGATTGGCCCGCACGGAAACTAACGTAACGTGCAAAGGCGTCCTGGTCGATTACGATGACCGTGACATGGAGAACACTCTTGTCGAGGACGGCGATAGGATGGTACTGCTCGTCACTACCACGCTATCCGGCTACGTCCCTGTGACCGGGTTTCAGATCACGATAGAAGGGAACCGCTACAACGTCATACGGGTTCGCAGGGACCCCGCAGCGGCGACCTATACGTGTCAGGTTCGGACTACCTAGCAGCGAAAGAAGGAGTATTGAAAATGGAAATGGATTGGACCCTGGCTCTCATTATCGCCGTCGCTTGTGTTGGCGGCTATCTCAT